GTAGTCTCCTTTCATGAGATTTTATAATAGCATATCTTTTATCAGGTTTCGATTTCTGCTTTCTTATAGAGGTCGATATATTCAAGGAATAACTCCTCGGATACATTCAACCGCTTACAGCAGTATTCAAGTGGTGCTCCTTTTGTCAAATACGCATTGACAACTGCGCTGCGAATATTGGCAAATTTCGCATCAGAGAAAGCCTGCTGAAGACGAGCGACATTTTTGATTTCGAGAACTTCATTGTGAACGGTCACCTGATTTGCGATCTTCTCAGTGAACTTCTCGAGTTCGTCCTGGATACCAACAGCACCAGCATAGGTGGTCTCTGGATCACCATTATGACGACGCCTAACTTTATATTGAGTGGAATCGCAGTTTTCAACGAAGTCAAACACGCATGTGTTCTTATCCGTTGAGGTGTAGTTCATGACTCGCCCAATCTCTTGAGTATAGACGTTGTTAGAACGGGTTTTCCGGAACATGATCACACAGGTCACGTCATCGTCATGATAGCTCATGCCAAGCATATTGATAGAGCCCATGATGTCGATCGTGTCAGGTTCTCTCTTGCACGATTCAACTGTCGCAGAGTTCTTATAATAGAACTGAGTGACACGAATCTTCCTCTCAGGATACAGAGTCTCAAATGCACTTGCGAGTTTCGGAATCATCACTCTCATCTTTGCAACCGTGGGGTAGAATGCAATGACCTTGAAGTAGCTTTCCTGATGATAGAGATTCCTGTACCGACTGAGAGTAGCCACAAGATTATTCGAAGTATAATACTTCTGAGAAATCTTCGAATAGATGTGATCGAACGATGCGGCGTTTCCATTGATACGTTCTTTCCATGGTGAGTCATCAATGAACTGCTTTGAATTAAAACGGCTCACGACGTAATGATGCCTCTCCGGGCAGTAATCGGTGATTGGAGCATCATCTTCTGTTCCAATGACATGATTGTCAAAGAACATCTTCAGGACGTCGTATCCATCTGCTCGAGAAGGCGTTGCAGTGAGACCAAGATAGTGAGCGTTCGGATAAGTTTCCATCAGCTTCATGATAGAGCCAGCGACACCAATCGCTCCGCCACGATGGATCTCATCCAAGATGACGAGCATATTTCCGGTGTGATGCTTCACTGCTTCATGGATTTCACCGAGGCTCTTTTCCGGATCTCTTGCCAAAGAGTAGTAGCTTACGAACTTTACCGTTCCGTGCTTGTCCTCATCCAGACTGGGATACTTCGGCTGAATGGAACTGCGATATGCTGATGCAGTCGTGATGATAACAACTGCATGATACATCAGCGCAATTCCTGCTGCCATATAAGTTTTACCAAAACTGCAAGGCTTCACGAGGCAGCACTTCTTATACTTCTGGAGCATCAGTTGGACTTCATGGGAAGTTTGATTTCTTGCATCTGTTATATCCATATCTATTTACCCTTCTTTATTGATCTCTTTCTGAAGATAGAACATCTTCGTGACGAGTTCTTTGGAAAGAATCTTGATCTCTCCACTTGCGCGATTCTTGCATTCATAATATGCATTGCCGCGATCGTCTTTATATGCGAATCTGGTTACGGTATAACCACAGAGATTTCTCATAAAGCTATACCGATAAATTCTGATGTTACAATCTTCCGGAAGGTACGGAGAAAATCCCATAGCTTCATCAACGCTCATTCCGTTTTCCATACGGTAATTTACGCGTGCCTGATCGCCACATTCTTTCGCAAGGGATTCGTTGTATTCTTTACTGCCTAATCCAGTGATACCAAGAATACTATCTGATCTCCGTTTCATGCGAGAGCCTTCCCTAGATCTTGGCGTATGAGTGATTGCGTAGATACAGTCTTTCTCGGTAAAATATCGCCTTGTTGCATTGATTGTATTCTTGGCAATGGAACTTCTGAAACACTGAATGCATTTGAAGCCATAGATTCGAGCAAGCTCTTTTCCTCTGCCATAATAGCTGATATGATTCGGGTGCTTAGGATTAAAATGGTCTTGAAGAGTGAGAGGGCAATCAATCTTGAATTTCGAAAATTCAGATACACTATAGCTTACTCTATCCTCATTCAGGATATACTTAGCAGTGCTTTCACGATCAAGGCCAAGTTCCAATGCAAGGTGAAGAGAATCCAGATAGAAGATGCCACCAACCGAGATATGCCGATCGTATTTTTTATAGATCATGCTAATCATTTTCTCTTCTCTGGATACATAAGGTGAACGCTTTATACTTGCGGGAATAAGACATTGAACACTGATGCCATAGGCATTGCATGCATCAATGAGAGACATTTCTTTTCCGTTGATTTTTAATATTACTGGACGACCAGTCATCCTTTACACCTCCAATGAGCGCTTAATATAGCTCATTATTTTATCATTGAGCCCTAAATCATGATCGACTACATTTGCATTTAACCGCAATGTGATAATATCCTTTAAGCCGACGAGCTCTTCTCGATTTCCCTTTATCTTGGTACCACTTATGTCTAGAAACTTTAGCTTCCTCAACGGATTTAAGTCATGGGTATCGCCATCCACTTTTGTGAAAGCAAGATCCAGATACATGAGGGAATCACTCAATCTCTTTGCTTCGGAAAGATTTCCATAAATTGAAGTATTCCGAAGATTTAGATGAGCGAGGCCTCTTAAGCTAAAGAATTCAGAGACATCATTAACGATCGGCAGTCCTGATAAATCCAACTCAGAAATGATACCGTTAATGGAAAAAGAAGTAACCCTCCTAGAGAGATATACCTTCTGGTAGATACCTCTCGGAAGGGTTACTTTTTCACCATACCATTCGGAACCATCCGAATTGATAAAACTGCCACTACCGAGAATTGTGAGTTTTGCATAATCACATCCACTCACAATCCCGATACTGGCAGGAGTTTTACCGGAGACTGCCTGAGAGAATTTAATTCTCATCAGGTTTTAACCCCCTATATCAAATGCCGTTACTTCTGTTTCACATAGGTTTTCACGAATTCGTCTATTGTGGTGCACGGCTTCTGATTCTTTTCGGCTCCATCAAACGGGGAGTAGTTCCAGTCGTTTTCCTCGTCAATGTACCGACGACCATCATCGGGCAGCTCCAGAGGTTCTGCAAGGATGATGGTACCCCAGTGATTGACCATCACATAGGGTGCGATCTCGCAAGGGATGCCAAGGCAATCATCGTCATGCCGGACATCATAGGCATGCAGGCAATCCGGGATAGTATTCCGATCCAGACGGATGCTAGTAAACAGAGCAGGCTTTCCGCAGACAGTGATCTCTTCAAACTGCTCAGCCATTGCATTAAAGAAGGCCATAATTTATCTTCTCCTTATAAGAAAGAAGCAGGACAATCCACACGGACTGCCCTGCCATAGGGTTAGTTTTTCTTCGAGGGACCGGTGCCATAAGTGGGCTCAGGAGTCTTCTGAATCTCATCGAGGACACTCTGAGTTTTCGGAGTCTTTAACGGGATGATTTCATTAGTATTTGAAACCCCCGAGAGAGACCACTTCTTCGTGCAGTCCCGTTCCATATCGGTGAACCACTCCGTCAGCTCAGGATACTGATTCAGAATGCGCGTCCGGGTGGCGTTCCGATTGAAGCTCTTCTCATAGAGTCTCCAGGAAACTTCGTCGCCGAAGATAGCGGTCGTTATAGTTTCCTTCGCACTTGCAAGTCGCCGTTCCTCGGATTGCTTTCTGAATCTCTCCCAGCGATCGGTTGCAGTCATGCATTCGCCAATCGCGGGTTTGAAGTTGAAGGTAGTCTTCATGAAGACGCCATCTTTCTGGGTTGGAGCAAGATCAATGCAGATGTCGTTGATGCATGCGCAAGTCTCGACATGATTGAAGTGCTCGATTGCTTCCAGAATATGGTACAGATTGACGTCAAAGTCTTTCGGCTGAATCATATTCGGGAGGACCATGGGATAGTACACCTTGAGGCTGATATTGATTGCATGGCCAGGATGCTCATCGCGCATGTCTTTCGTCATCGGGAATTCATACGCGTTGACGATGTAGTCACGATAATACTGGTTGTATCTGCCATCCAGATGCATCTCCGTATCGAACTTGACCTGCTCCTCATCGACCTCATTGTCATCGCACTCGCAATGACAGCCATCTGCATCGTAGAAGAAGATGTGAGGGATGCCTTCCCAGACGATATCGTAGTTCTTTTTGCCACTGGAGCATTCGGTTTCGAATCTCCATGCATGTTCGTTTGCCATTTTATTTTTCCTTTCTCTTTTTAGTTTGATGGAAGTAGATAAATTCTACATTGGACTCACCCCATTTCTTTCCGGAGCATAGAAATTACTTCTTGCTCTTCTTTTTATCCTTCTTCTTGCTCTTCTTTGCCTTCTGGACGATATCATCGTCGAATTTCGGCTTCAGAGGAACATCGGCGACGGTCATATCCGTACGAGCAACGTACTGGATGTGAGCCATGGGAGTTGCACCACCCTGATCATCCTTCTTGTGAAGGTCGATGTAGAGAGATACGATCTCATCAATGGGAATGCTGGTGAAGTCGATGCGGTTCAGCAGCGGCTGGAGCTTGCGCTTCACGCTTTTGACCTCAGTGTCCGTGGAGCAAGAGATCACATCAGTGATCGTAACGGTGGTCGCGAAAGGAGCAACGTTGCTCACGCGACCGCAGGGCATCAGGACATACACATCCGTTGCACGGACGTTGAACATCGTCATGATGTTGTTGCCACCGATGCGGTCGATCTGATGGCTCTTGTGAACGACTTCGTAACCGAAGTTCTTGATCTCAATCTTCTTGCCCATTTTTCATTTCCTCCTTAAATTACATACCGGATTTGTAGCCTTCTGCGAGCAGAACGGCGTCGCCCATCGGATTAGCCGGGACAGCCTGATAGTTGGAATGAGCATTCTGCTCAATGGTGTTTGCAACCGTCTCTTTCAAAGCAGCCTTCTCACGCTTCTTCTTCGATTTCATGATGAGATCGCTCTTTACAACGACCTTATCACTGTTTTCCAGGCTGTCGAAGATTTCAACACGATCGCTGAAAATGTCGACGCAAACGGTGACAACTGCCGAGGCATCGTTGTTCTCGATACCAGCCTTGATGCTGTCCATGATGCAGGATACGCAGCTGAACATGGGATCGAGGATGTCGATCATATTGAACACGTAATCGAACTCAAGGTCCTTTTTCTTGTAGCCATCAAAGCCGCGAAGAATGATGTTTGCAGCATGACCGGTTTCCTTCTCGCTGAAGAAATAGGACCGCGAGCAGAAGACCTCATTCTTGAACTCGCTGTAAGGACCATCTTCGGTCAACTTGTGATTGCCGAACGCCAGGCTGTAACCCTTCTTCTTGCTGTACTTCACCTGAATGTATGTGGCCTTCTTATTATCGTGCTTACCCATTTTTCTTTTCCTCCATTTTCTTTTTCTTCTCGAGTAACTGCTCATTGTAGTAGGGACGGACGGTAGCCTTGCTGTTCCGATAGATATGAGTCGGCATCGGATCAGAAAACGTGCTGTTCATATCGTAGGGAAGGAACTGAAGGTGATAGTCGTTACGCCAACGACTCTCGTCATAAGCGTATTCCGTCTCACCCTCAACGATGGTATCGTGAAGGAAGTATACCGTGCCTTCAAACGGTTTGCCACTCTTGATCTGCTCAGCAAACACGATCCAATCGTTCACATCAGACCCGAGATATGCGGTCAGGATCGTGAAGAGGCTCGGCTGATAGATGCTGCCATGCTCGCCAGTCACAGCGTTCATGATGAACGGATAGCAGTTGTTGGTTCCCTTTTCGGAATCGCTGTCCGTCATGTAGAACCGGTGGCATTTGAAAGTGGTGTCAACGCAGTCGTTCTCTTTCAAGAACTTCTCGATCTCCTCCTGATACTTCTTGTGCCGAACACCAACAGACCAGACGAGATAATCGTCCGGGCGAACGCCGTCGCCAAAGATGCTGTACATATGCTTTCCGTTGGGAGTCATAAAAACGAGCTCGCAATGAGTAACGATCATGTGCTCAGCATCTGGCTTGATAGAATATTCCATTTTCGTTTTCCTTTCTCTTTGAATTCGGTTTCTTTTCGTTGGGGTTGCTAAAATAGTGGATTCTACATAGTATCTCCACCTCCTTCTACTGGTATAATATATCATTCAAATTTTGATTGATTAGATATAATCATTTGGGATATTTTTCTTGAGTCCTTCTCTCCAATTATGCTGTGCAGAATAGATACCGATTGTCTTTCTATCGTACGTAATGATGATAGACTCGGTATTGATGACATTGAGATGAATGAAATGCGTTCGATTCGGTTCGATTTTCTATATCGAAAGATTCATGCACGATATCATAGATGGTGCCGTAAACATCGTTGTCGTCACACTCTGTGATATTACAGATGAGATTATTTAGGTCAATATCATTGAAGGTATGACCATCGTCAAATGCAAGATTCTTCGGATATGATGTAAAGACGCCAATGAAGAATCTTTCTTTGGGAATATAGTATTTCTCACGGATCATATAGACAGAATCTCGGAATGCTTTGAATTTCTCCAGTCTCATTTCAGGAGAATCCACTGAGACCATCAAACTCATATTATAGCATTCCGGAGATGATTTCATAACATACATTCCACGAGCGTTGTACAGATTATTCTCTGCATTATCTTTATCAGCGACTTCATTCTCAAGAAAAGGGATAGCATAACCACTGAATGTCTTATCGTTATTGATAACGAACGTGAAGTTTTTACGAGAGATAAATATAACGCATCCAATAACCTTATATTCTTTCTCGTCAAGCTCCTTCATGTAAGCAATGAAATTTCTGCGAATACTAAAGTAAGGGTCATCTGCTCGATTGCTACACATGATGGAATACATGATGTTCTTCGTTATCTGAACCATAAACGGATCACGCTTCGGATATACGACATCAACCATGAGATGAAGACCGGGAGAATCTATAATTTTTTGATCTTCTTCGCTCTCTGAATGGTACATCCGCTCAGCCACTTCAACCATCTCACTGGCAAAATGCTCGTTATTTGGCCACATCAGTGCAAAAGGATATTGCTCGTCTGGAAGTTCTCCATCAATATAATGAAGATTTACTTGTGTACCGTCACAATCAAGAATTGTATGAGGCATATATTGCTCCTTTCTACAAAAAAGAATCCACTCGTTAGACTCTAATCTAGGATTTCTAACGAGTGGATATTGTCTTTATAACGTGCAGAAGTTGTAGAAATCAATCATCTGAGATTTCTCAATCATGAAGTACGGATTCAGCAATCCGCTATCACGAGAGATAATCATACGAGTGACAGGGTCAAACTTCCGGAACGCGTGCTCAAGCTCCTTGTTCATGATGCCGATGATATTCAGGATATCGCCATCGAAGTCCGCATTCAAACCAGGAAGGACAGACAGCGGAACCGAGAGCGTGAAATCAGTCACATCCTGCTTTACCTTACGAACTTTCATCAGCAGAATGCTGTAGTAGTTCAGAGTCGGGTTACGGTTGATTAGAATCCTCGGCTGCTCTTTCGCAATGATAAAGTTCATCACTTCATAGATGTGTGAATTGAACTTGTATGCATCCTGATATTCCTGCCAAGCCTGTGTAAGAGAGATATCGTCCATTACCATCAGGTAGTGAATGATCTTGAACTTAAACAGCTCAAGGAAGGTGTTATAGGAAAGATCCACTTCAGAGTCACGAAGTTCCGGGTTCGGAATGATGACATTACGAGAAGTATAGTTCAGAGCGCCACCAAGAATCTGACCACGAATCCATCCATCCTTACCGGTGATAAATTCGAAGTTCGTTGCCCAAAGTTTATTGACACGAGACTGAATACGAGACAAGATGTAAGCACGATCAATCTCTTTGCTTCCTTTCAGCTTTTCAGACAAAGTAAACAGAGGATTCACGTGCTTGTCGATCGTGTTGAAGTAGTAGGTATCGGTAGTTGCACTTTGAGGACGAAGAAGCGTAGAATAGATTGGAATGTGAGAAGTAAAGACCGAACTCTTTTCAGAAAGAAGCCGATCCAGCTCTTCCGTTTTTCCTTTCTTCTTCATCTTTGCAAACTCGATAATCTCTTCAAAATGCTCCCGGAATTCCACGAGGCCGATACCAGCAAATCCGCCAGTTGCAGCCTGCTCATCGGGATCAATATAACGAGTGCGATTACCGTTTACATCAACCTGATACTTTTCGTTGATGATGGAATCCAACATACCTTTCTTCATACAAGAAGCAAGCTTCTGATAATAGAAAGGATTGAGGATATAGTTACCACCAAGACTGATCCAACCTGTGAATTCAATGTTGGTTCCCTGATATTCGACCTTGGTTCCACAGAGAGGACATGTCTCGCCCTCGAACAGCTTACCTTTGAATTCACCACACTGACAACGATAGCGCTCAATGAACGCATTCTCATCTTCGTAGTTTGTGCCGTACAGAATCGACCGTGCACCATAGAGGCTCTTCTGCTTGGTATCGTCAAGCTTGACGACTGCGGGCTCCGTAATGGTGAAGCCGTTATTCGTAATGATGTCTTTAAGGTATTCAACATCCCAGTTGATGCGTTTCACATGAACTGTATGTTGCTTGTGATTTTTAGCCATATTGCGCAACCTCCATATTGGGTTTCTTTTGCATAGGTCTTGAATATGCGAATTACCTGTCTGTCAGAATGATTATTCTTTTTCAGTCTTTTCCACGTAGAGTTTGCCAACTTTCACAAGATGATTGAAGGGGTCACACATCGTAGATGCCAAGAAGTCGCACCGTTCATTTTCAGCTTGGCCAGCATGTCCTTTCACCCAGCTGAAAGTGACTTTATGATGTGACTTCACTTCCAAGAGTCTCTCCCAAAGATCCTGATTCTTTACATCATGGCCTCCGGCAGTTTTCCATCCATTGGAAAGCCATTTATCAATCCACTTCTTGCAAAATGCATTGACCACGTAAGACGAATCGGATGTAACGGTGACTTCGGACGGATGTTCGAGAGCTTCAAGACCTACGATAACTCCCATGAGTTCCATACGATTATTGCTGGTCTTTGGATGACCGCCAGCAAACTCTTCCACAGACTGAATGGAATCGTCATCGTTATACAGCTTCACAATTGCTGCATATCCTCCAGGACCAACAGGGTTACTTTTTGCTGCACCATCGGTGTAAATTTCAGCTTTCTGATACTTCATTTGAATCAACCTCTCTTACTTCGATATCCACATAAACAGGTTTAGCCATTTCTCCACAGCATTCACATCTTACTCCAACCGTTTCTGGACCATGTAACATTCCGCAATTGCATTGAATCAACGGCTGTAGACTATTCCATGGACCTGTGAGATTATAGATCATTGATTCTGTTTTCATATGATTTCACTTCCTTTCTTTTTATTGAGAAACCTTTCAGATGTCTCGTTAGTATAACATATCAACCAAAATGTCATTTAGAAATCTATGATAAAAATTACTCTATACTAAATTTAGACAGGAGGCAATAATATGGGAGCAATAGATGAATTAGTGAGAGAGAATAACATGAAAGATCGGGCGATTGAATATCTCAAAAACAAAATCTATGAATGTGAGAATGAGAAAATTAGTTCTATTACTTCAGATATTCCAAAATTTGAAGGGATTGATGGATATCCAGACTCTCTTTATGATTTTAATCTATCTCAGAGATTGGATACGTGGTTTGCTGATATGGAGAAAACCACGAATAAAAAGCTTCGTTTAATTACGAGGACTCAGTTCTTTGATCGAATATTAATTCTTTATCTTAACGAGTATTGCCATAAAAATAAAGGATATTACATCACGATGGTGTATAAGGATAATATCAATGGATTTATGGCGACACTCGCACAGAAAGAACAAGATGAATTTGCCATTATTCCTACACTGGAAGGAATGTGGCTTGGCTGTACGAATCTTAAAGACGCTTTGATTCGATATGGTGAAGAAGCGAAGCGTCTTGCGTTTACAACAGCTTGGACAAGCGTACAACTTGATCCACAGACAAAACTTGATATCAGTATGAATCTTATCAAGAAAGATAAATAAATTTGAAGCGCTATGGAGAATTGATTTTCTTCCATAGCACTTCATTTATCGTAAAAGACAGTAGAGTAAGCCTTTATTATAAAAGAAAGGAGAGATTACAATGGCATTTTTAATTGATGAGCAAAAATTCGTCGATGATAATGCGTTTAAATTTGAGAATAGACTTAATTCTCAAGTTACACGCTTTCTTGATAAGTCGCCTGTTTTTGTCACATACTATCACGTTGATTCAGATGAAACCACAACAGATGGTGGTTTTAAAGATGTGAATGCACTTTGGGGTAAAGATTCTCCTATTAAGTATAAAAAGATTGAGAATCTCCCTCTGTATGGATTTGATTCTGTACAGCTGAATCTTCAGGATACTGATCAAGGTCTTGATACAGAATATTCTGGGGATGCTATTCTTCTTCCGAATACAGTCAAACCTCTTCAGAATGATTTCTTTACGGTAAATCATGTAAAAGGAGTTTTCTTATTCAGAGTTACTCAGGTTGATTATGATACGATCAGACCTGATAATTTCTATAAGATTACTTATCGTATTGAATCTCTTGAAAATGAGGTTCTGGAAGATATCAATAATCAAGTGAATGAGAAGTTTACTTGTATCTTACAGAATGTAGGAAGTACGAATAACTGCATCATTGAAGAAAGCTATTTCGAGCAACTTCAGAAGGTGAATGCTTTATATTCTGATATGGCAGAAACCTATAAAGCAATTTTCTATAGTGGTCGATATAATTGCTTCCTTGGCGAAACAGCAGTTGGTATGAAAATCTATGATCCTCTGCAAGCTGTGTTTATGAATAAGCACAAATTGCTTACGAGAGACGATAGCTATCAGACAGTGCTTCTCAGTGAGATGTTTACTGATCCGAAGAGAAAGATCAAATACGAGAGAAGTATTTATCGGTTCTTTGAACGAAGAGATTTGAAGACTATCTCAAATTTCAAATACTATCTCTATCCTGGCACCAATAAGAAAGATTCTGCTTTCTATTATTGGCAGGATGATTCGATTCTGTATGTCGAAGTTCCTGAGAAAGCTGTCTTTGATCAAAAGGCTCCCAATGAACTTCTTCCTAATCGAATCGTTGCAAACTTCAAGATGAATGGTCCTGAGATTTCTCCGTACGTTGATCTCATGCAGAGATTTGTACGTGGGGAAAAAATCACAATCTACGATATTCCTCTTGAGTTGAATGAAGAACTTCTTAAGCTTGATGCAAATGAAGAAGTCTTCTTCTTTACTCCCATTCTACTTTATATCATCAAAACTGTCACAAATGATTTCCTCCAGCAAAAAAAGAAGGAAACCTTATAAAAAAATCCACAGAGAGACTCATAATAGAATCCCTCTGTGGATTTTTATCAGTTAGTTCATGTGGTCAGTATCATCCTGGAAAGCAGGAGTCGTATCATACTCCGACTTATCCGGGCCAACCACATAGCTGTTTGTCTTAAGCTCTTCCATAACGATTTGCTTAAACTTGTCGGCATCAATGATGCCTTCTTTTGCGAGAACTTCTTTCTCAACGGCTTTCTTACGTTTCACCAGCATCAGGTCATACTCGGTACCCATGTAATCCTGATCATCAA